CAAGGCAGAGACCAAAGCAAAGGAAATACTAAGCCATGAGTAAAGAAATCCGCAGTCTTCACGCAACAGAATTCCGGGTGTCAAAGGCCGATGATGGTAGCCGTACCATCTCCGGCACCGTCACCTACAACACACCATCTTGTGACCTCGGTGGATTCATTGAGCTGATTGCTCCGGGTGCTTTTGCTGGCTCTATCTCGGGGGACGTGCTTTTGCTCCGCGACCATGAGCCTACGCTACTCATGGGTCGCACCAAGTCTGGAACCCTCAGCCTGTCAGATACGTCAAAGGGGCTCAAGTTCAACTGCAAGCTGCCCAACACCACGTCAGCCTCTGACTTGGCTGAGTCCATTGACCGCAAAGACTTGGACGGCTGCTCATTCGGGTTTATCACCATTGATGATGACTGGGCATACACGGACGGCCAAACGGTACGCACCATAAAGGAGGCTGAGCTGCTTGAAATCAGCCCCTGCTCATTTGCTGCCTACCCATCCAACAGCGTTAGTGTCCGCTCGTGCCCACCGGAGCTGCGTAGCAACCTGACAGCTTCAGAGGTCAAGCCACCAACCGCCACCCCAGAGGCAGAGGCCCCTAAGACCCGGTCTACGGAGGGCTGTCAGTGCGAGTGTCAACCGTGCCTTGACGGTAACTGTGCTAATTGCTCTGATGACCCTTGTGACTGCGATGGCTGTGACTGCAATGAAATAGCCTGTATGAAACTGAGAGTTAGCCTTCCCTTGCTGTAAAGGAGGTGGTCACTTATCTACGGTGAGCCCAGCTTGAGATAGCTGGGCTTAACTGTGTCTGGAGTTATTTCTCTACCCATCGCAAATAGTTGGTCAATTCCTATAAGTCAAAACGTTCTTATAAGTGTAAGGCCATAACGCCTCAGTGCAGCCCTTGAATGGGTAAGTTACCCAGCCTTGTAGTAAAGCCTACCGCTCACTCCTCGTCGGAGCCCCCAGCGTAAGCCCCAACTCACTTATAGGACAACTCCGATGACCGTAGCCGAATTACGCGCACAATACGCAAAGCTGAACGCAGAAGCGACAGCATTTATCACGGGTGCAGAACGCATTACCTCTGAAGTTCGCACCAAGTACGAAGCCATGGTGGCCGATACCCAGAATATCGCCGCTGTTATTGCCACCCTTGAGAAGGAAGAGCGTTCCGCTCTTGAAACCCGTGGCAAGGAAATGCAGCTCCCACAGGTTGGTGAGCACGCTTCCGCTTCTAGCCCCGAGACCCGCAGCAAGGAAATCCGTAATAGCTTCCGCACTTGGATGCAGAACGGACAGGTTGAAACCCGTGACATCACTGGCTCCTCAACCTCCATCCTTGTACCTCAGGTATTTGACGACCAGATTGTTCAAGCTAAGAAGAGCTACGGTCAGTTGGTCAACTTGGTCAATATCATGGAAACCCCTGATATGAAGCCGATGCGAATCGTGACCGCTAACGACACCGCCAACACCTTGGCCGCTGTTGTATCCGGTACCGACGCAACTGAAGTTGACCCCTCCACCTCCAGCTTGACGCTGGCTTGTGACAACCTGACCACTGGTGTTGTCAAGGTTTCTCTGGACGTGCTCAACTCGGCTGGATTCGATGCTGATAGCTGGATTAAAGACCAGTTTGCACTCCGCTACTGGCGTGGTATCAGCAACCTGATTTATGCAGGTAACGCTGGCAACATCGCTGCCCTCAGCACCTACACCACGGGTATCACCACCGCCGCTGTAGCCACGCTGGCTTACAAAGACTTGGTCAACTTGGCTGCTTCTCTTGACCCTGCCTATGTTCCCAATGCCAGCTTCGCAGTGAACAACAGCACCCTGTACGCAATCTCGAACATCGTGGACAACAACAACCGTCCTCTGTTCCTGCCTTACAACGATGGTGGTCAGGCTGCAATCGCTGGTACCATCCTTGGTCACAAGGTAGCTCTTGCTACCCAGATGCCCAATATCGCAACCAACGCCTACGCTGTTCTGTTCGGCGACTTCAAGCAAGCCTACACGCTGCGTATCGCTGGTGGAGCCCCTCTCCACACGATGTTCCGCTTGGCTGAGCGTTACGCTCCTGCCTTCGAAGTTGGCTTTGTAGGCTTCGCCTCAGCAGGTGGTGTTGCAACCAACGCTGGTAACACTCCAATGGTGGCTTGCAAGATTCAGTAACCCAACCGGGGGCTCTTCGGAGCCCCCAATCCTCTTATGCACATTAAGACTCTACAGGCGTTTGTTACCACTGCCGACATCGTTGGCGATTCCATGATTGAACGTGGCGTCGTCATCGAGGTCGCAGACAGGCTTGCACTCGCTTGGATTGAGATAGGGTTGGCTGAGCGCGTTGCAGAGACAGCAGTACGCAAGAAGGCTATTGAGATAGCCACAAGGAAACGCAGATGACAGTAAGGATGCTGGTGAGTGTAATCACCGAAACTGGCACCACAACTCCCGGCGATGTCCTCGTCGTTGATGACGCCATCGGAGCCAACTGGGTAGCCGCTGGAATCGCTGTAGACCAAACCCCAGACGTAGTCAACCCAGAAAGCTAATAGATGCCCATCTCTGTACAGAACGTGTTGGTAACGGGAACCGAGCCAATTGCTTTAGCGGATATGAAGAATGCGCTAAAGATTGACTCAACCGATACCACAGACGACGCCCTCATCTCCTCACTCATCACCGCTGCACGCCAGCGTGCTGAGCTAATTACGGGTAGGTGCATCGTCACGTCTAACTGGGTCTACTACCTCGACTGTTTCCCATACGGCTGGTTCTCACAGCAAGCACCTGCAAGAGGCGACTACCCAACCTTCATGCAGTTCTATGCCAACGCTCAAACGTTCCGCATTCCCAAGAGTCCAGTCACGGCAGTAACGGCAATCATGTATCAGGCCGACTCAACCGGGGTGTTCACTACGCTGAGCCCTTCAGCTTACGTCGTGGACTACGCCTCTGAGCCATGCGTGGTTAATCCCACGGGTAGCAACATCTGGCCCTACGCCTACGCCACACACAACGCTGTTCAGGTTCAATTCACCGCTGGGTATGGGAACAACTGCCCAGAGCCCATCAAGGTGGCCATCAGTTTGATGGTGACTGACTGGTGGGAGAACAGAGGGGACTCCGCCACAGTTAACAGAGTGGCCGACATGCTTCTCTCCGGTTATCGCAGCCAGCCTATGGGGTACGTCCGCTAATGGCCAACTACCCTGATGTCACTCCAGCGGGAAAGCTCAATAAGCGTCTCCACTTCCAGTCTAAGTCTGGCACGCCCAACTCGTTTGGTGAGGTGACCACATGGGTGACTTATGCCACCCTCTGGGGCTCGATTGATGCTCTCCGTGGGCAGCTCCTGTACCAGACCAATGAGTTCATCGAGTCATCCACCTACACCATCAAGATTCGCTACAACCCGTCTTTAAATATTGGTGTGAATGACCGCATTGTGTGCGACGGACAGACGTTTCTTATCAAGTCGCTCCTTGACAAGAACATGCAACACCGTGAAATCCAGATTCTCGCAAGTGTACTGAATGAGGTGATGTAAATGCTCGTTGAAGGGCTTTTTACATTGCTGAACTCGTACGCCCCTCTCACAGCGATTGTGAGCACCTGTGTCACTCAGGTGGTGTTACCGCTGAACTACACAACTCCGGCCCTGACTTACAGCGTGGTGAGCACCAATCAGGAAGCCATCTCTAACATGGGCACATTCCAGACCCGTCAGGCCGTAGAGATAAACATCTGGTCAACGGTCTACCACGACATTGCGTACGGCAAGGCTGCACTACACGCCCTGCTAGATACCTACCACGGCACGTTACCAGACGGCACAGTTGTTCTTTACACCGATGCCAAGGACATACCGGAAATGTTTGAAGAGGATTCCAGACTTTACCGGGGTGGCATCACGTTCACATTTCTCCACAGGTAAACCATGGGCATTGACCTCAAAGGCTTCGAAGACATTTCCACCATGCTGTCTGACGTTGCTCCCAAAGCAGCCAAGTCAATGATGGTGAAAGCAGCCAAGCCAGCGGCTGAAGTAGTTATTGCTGCCATGGCTGACACAGTCCCAGTTGGGGTCGGAATCCTTGAGGAGCAGCTGGTCTACAAGAACAAGTGGTCGAGCGATGTAGGTGGGGAAGTTCTGAACACCAACATCGGCCCTACCAAGTCAGCCTTCTGGGGAATGTTCCAAGAGTTCGGTACCTCCAAGATGGAGGGCAAACACTGGATGGCAAGGGCTTGGGAAGGCTGCAAAGACGAAGTCTTAGAGGTGTATGCACAGGGCTTCCGCGAACTTAACCAACGGCTCATAAAGCGTGACCAAACAGAGGCAGCCTTGGAAGATGACGCCAATGACAGAGAGTTAGGCCGCACATCGGCCAAGAAGCTACAGCGTGACCGCAACGCTGCATACAGAGAGAACAAGAAACGTAATGGATAGCAAACCTTCAGTTTCGTGCATTCTGCCAGTCGGCTACGGAGATAGATTCTTCCGTCTAGCTTTGAGCTGTGCCCTTAACCAAACCTATGACGGTTCTCTTGAAGTCATCGTGTTAGACAACAGTGATGAGCCCATTGAGAGCCTTCTCCCCGTTGATGACCGCATCAAGTATTTCCGCTGTGAGCGTATGCCCGTTGGGTCTCTACGGAACTTAGGCACGTCCTACGCCAATGGTGAAGTCTGCGTCACTTGGGATGAGGATGACTGGTCAAGCAAAGACCGTGTTGCGGTACAGGTGGCTAGGTTAGTCGAGTCAGGCAAGGCTGTTACTGGCTGGCACAACATCAACTACTACAACACCACCAACGGCGACTGCTTCAAGTATTACTTCTCTCCGGGTGAAAGACACCACCCATACGCCTGTGGCACCAGCCACATGTACGTGAAGTCCTACTGGGAGTCCCACAAGTACAACAACTACGGCATTGAAGACTACTACTTCCAATTGGAAGCCATGCAGAACAACCAGCTTGATAGCTGTGATGCAGACCAACTATGTGTGGCACGAGCCCACGGTGACAGCGTCTGCCCCATCTCGCAGTACATCGGTCACCCACAATTTCCCATGGTAGGTAACAGCACGCTACCTGAAGACTTCTTCGCCGACATGGCAAGAATGAGCAACAACGAAGTTCCGGCTAAGCCGGAAGAGGAGCAATAACATGAGCAATCCCATCGTCGGCTTAGGCACATCCGTTTCCTATGCAACTGTCCTCAGCCCTACTACTTTCACCGTTCTAGTTGGCGTCAGCTCCGTAGCATTCAGCGGAGACAAGGTCAGCACGGAAAAGACAACCAACATGCTAACCACGAGCGGCGTCGATACCTACATCGCTGGTACGCAGGAGCCGGGTACCTGTGACATCAAGTGCTGGTATGAGCCGGGTGACACCACTCAGGTTGGGTTGGAAGCAATCCGTCTGGCGGGTGCAGCCGTTCCGTTCAAGGTTACTTACCCGCTGTCTCTGGGTAGCAAGAGCTTCAGCGGAATCGTTGAGTCTGCCACGATTTCTCTCCCGCTCGACAAGCCAGCAACGATTGACTACAAGGTCAAGCTGACAGGCCCTTGGACGATTGTCTAACCCTGATTCCTAGCCGGGGGCAGCAATGCCCCCGCAACTACCCCCGAGGAATGCAATGAAGGAATCCATCATCAAGACATGTATCACACCCCACTTCACGTTGGAAATTGACAACGAGGATGGGACGTTGAAGACATGGAAGCTTTGCTATGACTACCGCAGCATAGCAGCCGTTGAGGACGCTACTGGTCTCGACCTAAAGAAGTATGAGGTCTGGCAGAAGGGTATTTCCAGCCGTGACTTTCCCTCGATTGTTCACGGTGGTCTGCAACGTTACAACCCTGAGGTTACTCTGGATGAAGTGTTGGACATGCTCAACCCCGTTGTGCAGGTGCCAATCTCTAACGCCATTTTGTACCTGCTCTTCCCATGGTTGGTAGATGTTGAGAAGACGCTACAAGAGGCAGAGAGCACGGGTGCATCAGAGAGCACGGGTGCATCAGAAAGCCCAAACGCACCAGTGACCGCATAGAGGAGCCCCCGGTTACATGGGTGGATTTGTGGTCAATAGCCCGGTACGACCTTGGGCTCTCACTGGAAGAGTTCGAAGACATCGACCCCGGCATGTTCTATGCCCTCTGTAAGCGTAAGAGCATCCGCTTCAAGTACGAACGCCTAGCCCACGCCATTACAGCCTCAGCGGTCTACAACGCAAACCGTCAAAGCTCTGACTCACCGATTATCAGCCCCATGGATTTCATAAGAGAAGTTGACCCCGTGGAAGAGCAGACCAAAGAGATTAAGAAGCTCATCAAGGAAGTGGTCGGTAGCTTACCCGCTGGTTCACCCGCAGAGAAGTATCAAGAGATTCGCAGCCGCACCATAGCCAGTCTGGAGTCTCAGGGTCGTACCGATGCTGAGACGTTGTTCAACGAATGCTGGCCTAGCTTAGCTCCCAAGGAATGACATGTCAGAAATAGGCAAACTCATAATCTCGCTGCAAGCTGAGACTGCTCAATTCCGTGAGGATATGGGCAAGGTCAAGTCTGACTTAGACGACCTGAAGGGCAAGTCTGGCCAAGCTGGCGACAGCATGGATTACTCCATGACTAAAGCCAGAGGCGGAATCATGCTGCTAGAGAACGCCACTGGGGTACGGTTGCCCCGTGCCCTCAATAGCCTCATTGCTCAAATCCCCGGTGTTGGCTTGGCGTTCTCAACAATGCTACCCATCATCGGTGTAATAGCGGCAATTGAGGTTATTAGCAAGCTGGTTGAGAAGCACAAGGAACTCAAGGAAGCCGCTGAGAAGATGCAGCAAGCTCAGGTTAGCTTCGGCACCAAGTCAGCAGAGGTATTCACCAGTCTGGATGACAAGCTGTTGGAGGTTGGCGTACGTGCTGATGAGTTGGCTGGTAATCACTTTGGGGCTCTCAATAAGCAATTAGAGCTACTTGACCATGCCTCACTGAAACAGTTGATGGAAACATTCGACATCCTAGCCAAGGCAGCGGACGCAGCCTTCGCAACGATGAAGGCTGACTGGTACCAACTAGGCTCTGGGTCTCGTGGTGCTCAGCACGCTCTTGATGAGTTCAAGAACAAGTATGACTCCCTGTTGGCACAGGGCAAGGATAAGGAAGCTGGTGACCTCCTCAAGGGCACCAAGGAATCTGCCCAAAAGATTCTCGAATACCAACAGGGAATGAAGGCCGACAAGTGGACAGCCGCACCAGACGTAGGCAAGCAGGGGGACTACAAGAAGTTTGTAGAAGCCAGCAATGCCCTGAAGGCTGCGGGGGTTGGTTGGACTGACAAAGAGATTGACGCACAGAACGAGCTGCTTGGTGTTCTGAACAACCAAGGCAAGGTGGTTGAGAAGGTTGCCCAGTTAAAGGCTGCTGAGGGCAAGGTTGACCGCACTAAAGCCAACAATCAGGCTCTAGCCCAGTCGGCTGCACTGGAGCACAGCGTTGCTCAGGGTGCGTTAGCCCATGCGTCTGCTGAGAAAGAGCTGGCTATCTCCCTAGCTGAGGCTAATGAAGCCGAGTCCAACGCTGGCAACAAAGGTGACAAGGCCGACCCGGATGCCAGAGCACAGGCAGCTATCACAGCCGCTGGCAAAGAGTTTGACGCTGAGGTTGCGTACGCTGACAAGGCACTTGCCATCAAGCGTAAAGAATATGAAGCCGACCTCAAAGAGGCGTCTGGCAACGTAGAGAAGAAGAAGATTGTTGAGCAACGCTGGGCTAATGAACAGCAAGCCCATACCGATGCCATAGCCAAGGCTGCTGAGAAGTCCTACCGCAAAGATGTACAGGCTCTGGCCACCTCTGTAGACGAGAAGATTGAGATACAAAAGCGATTGGATGAGGAGACTAAGAAAGCTGCACAACAGCAGAATGCCTTTGAGACCAAGATGGCTCAGATTGGCTTTGAGAAGGACAAGCAAGCCGCTGAGATGAAGCTGGCTGCTCACCGACATGCCTACTCTGAGTATGTAAAGGCTGAGCAAGATTCCGAGAAAACCCGCTTCAAGTTAGAACAGCAAGCTAACGCCAAGGAACTGGCACTCATTAAGGGTGAGGGGCCTAAGGAAATATCGGAACGTGCGGCCATCAACCACAGGGCTGAAGAGCAAGCTGCACAGCACGCTAACAACATGGTCAAGATTACTGACGATGAGGAAAAGCGAAAGCTCAAGCGCGTTCAGCAAGCTGAAGACCGCATGGCTGACGCTGTGGCTAAGACAGCCATCAAATCCATCTTCGAAGGTAAGAACATGGCTCAAGCCTTCGCCAAGATGGGTGAGCAGATGTTGGAGACTGCCGCTGAGGTTGTTCTCAAGTCCATCCTGCTGGGTGACATGGAGCAAGAGAAAGCAGCCGCACATGCAGCCGCTAAGCAATACGCCTCTGTCACAGAGCATGTCCCCTACCCGGCCAACGTTGTGCTGGCTCCAGTAGCCGCAGCCCTGACCTTCGCAGCCGTCATGGGCTTTGCTGACGGTGGTTCTGTACCCGGCTACGGCAACACCGACTCTGTACCAGCCATGTTGATGCCCGGTGAGACCGTCGTTAGCAAGGCACTGACTCAACAGGTGAAAGACAACGTATCCGGGGGCTCCAGCAAAGGGGACACCCACAACCACCTGACCTATGCACCCCACGTCACAGCCATTGATAGAGATGGTGTTGAGGACATGCTCAAGAAGCACGCAACCACATTCCAACGTCACGTCAACGACACATTCCGTAAAGCAAGCAAGAAGGCACGCTAATGAGTTATCCAATAATGCCAGCATTACCTATCAGCATGGCTAAGGGTCTTAAAAAGACCCCGCACTTCAATACGGTCAGCCAGAAGACGGCAGCGGGGATGACCTCAGCGGTGAGCCTCAAGCCATACCCCACATGGGACTTTGAGCTTGATTTAGATTCCATTCAAGGTAATGAAGCTTTAGCGTCATCCGTGCTTGCCCAGTTCATGTCCATCTACATGGCCACCTCTGGTGGAGCTGGTCTGTTCCTATTCCAAGACCCGCAAGATTCCATGGTAACAGCCTCACAGTTTGGTGTAGGTAATGGAACCACAACCACATTCCAACTCAGCCGTACCATCAATGGGGCTCAGGACATCATCCAAAACTGGATTTCTCCTCCTAGTGTGTATGTAAATGGGGTGTTGAGTACCACATCGTTGATTAGCAACACAGGTGTTGTGGTCTTTACCACAGCTCCAGCCTCTGGTGCTGTACTTACCGTCACTGGCACCTTCTACTTCCTGTGTCGCTTTGCAGAAGACACCATTGATGCAGTTCGTTCCTTCACTAGAAACTCTGGGGTTGACCTGTGGGATGTCAATAGCATCAAGTTCAGCTCTGAGTATGTCTCATCCACAGGCTCAGGCACCATGGGCAGTGCTGGCTCAGGAATAACCTACTCGGGTACTTCTGGTGTAACCATCCCGGTAGCTGCCACCACAGCCCCAATCATGGACGGGGTTGCCACCATTGGAGCTACAGGGAAGTATTCAGACGCTGCTCACATTCATCCATCGGATACCAGCCGGGTAGCTACCAGCACCACGGTAAACGGGCATCAACTGTCATCCAATGTGGTTGTATCAGCTTCAGACTTGACGACTGGAACACTGCCTGTGACTCAGTTGCCAACAATCCCCTACAGCCAGTTGGGGACTATTCCAACGTGGAATCAATCTACGACAGGGACAGCAGCCAATCTCTCAGGGACTCCGGCACTGCCCAACGGAACCACAGCAGCAACCCAGACCACTGGGGACAACAGCACGAAGTTAGCCACAACGGCATACGTGACCACAGCCGTAACCGCTGCTGGTGCGTCAACCGTTGGTATCGCTGGGGCCTTCCGCAACTTGGTTGCTTCCGCTACCGGGCTAAACACCAACGTGTCTGTAACCGCTGACGAGGTAATGCTTGAGAGCAGCAGCAACTACTACATAACAGCAAGAGGCGTTAACCTGACAATCGCCTGTACGGGATCAGGTGCGAATGGCTTGGATACTGGAACAGTGGCAGCTTCGACTTGGTATAGCGTGTGGGTCATTAGCAATGGAGCTACCCCTGCTGGCTTGCTCTCGTTATCCTCCACAGCACCCACGATGCCCAGCGGCTACACCTATGGGGCACGCATAGGCTGGATTCGCACCGACTCTGTCAATAAGTACCCGCTGTCATTCACTCAACGTGGGCGCAAGGTTCAATACAAAGTATCAGGGGGGAACCTCACTGGACTACCTCTCCTATGCAGTGGAGCACAGGGTGATGTTACGACCCCGACGTGGATAGGCTTTTCGGTGGTGTCTTACGTTCCCACCACAGCAAGCTCTATCAAACTGGTGGTCACTGGTAACGGGTCGTCAAGCATTGAAAACTGTGTCTCGCCAAGCAATACCGCTGGGAATATTTCCAGCAGTGCCAACTCCCCAATGGGTGGTGGAGCCTCATGGGGCAAGATTCAGTGCGAACTCATGTTAGAAACCACGACCATCTACGTCGGCGCACAGACAAACTCATTTATCAATGTTATCGGATGGGAAGATAACCTATAAGGTAATCATGAAAAGACTAATGCCAACCTCGCTGGTCACATTCTTACAGAGCAATACTAACGTGTTGCGCGCCGACCTCTTTGTTATCACGTTGCCTACGGGCACGGTGATGACCACGACAGATGGGCAGTTTGACATCACCGTACCTTCTGGTACAGCCGGGTGGTCTGGGGCAACTACGACGTTCTCATCCACGGCATTTGGCGTGTGGACTCGTGGGGCTATTACCAGTGAGGCTTCGTTCTCCTGCAAGGCCAACACAATGACTTTGACCTGTGTGCCTCAGCCCAACACGGTTTATCCATCCACCACGATGGGGACTCTGGCAGCGGCTATGCAGGGGCTGTTTGATGCAGCTCAAGTGCAGGTCTACACGGCATACATGCCCCTTGGTGGTTACGGCAATGTGAGCAACGGCATTGAGACCAAGTTTGTGGGTACTATCACCAAGATTTCAGATGTCAACCGTGTCCATGTTGAGTTTGAGTGTGCCGACCCGATGTACCTGCTCGACATGAAGGTGCCGACCCGGCTCTTCCAGAGCGATTGTCCATGGAGCTTCTGTGACAGCAACTGCACATTGACCGCTGCCAACTACACGGTCAACTTCACAGCCAAGGCTGGTAGCACTCAATGGACTCTCCAGCCCGTCACAACGTTTACTCAAGCCGCTGGGTACTTCAGCCAAGGTGTGGTGACTTGTACTGCTGGTGCCAACGCTGGGCTGTCT